AACATGCTCGCCGGGCTGGGGCGAAGGCCCGCTAATGTCTCAGTTTGCTGTAGCGGCGCTCTCCGAGCGCCGGAAGTCGTTGACACTCAAGAACGGCGGTCGGAGACCGCCGCTACAAAATTAAAAACGAGGTAATATTCATGGCTTACACGCAATCGCAAGCTTTCCCAGGCAGAGGAAGTAAAATCGCCATTTCCGATGATGCCGCTTCGCCGACATTTACGCTCATCGGCGAAGTTAAGAACATCAAACCGGCCGGCCGGAAGATCGACAAGTACGATGCCAGTAACATGGAAAGTGGCATGTACAAAGAGTATAAGACCGGAATGATCGATCCGGGGACGTACGCCGTCACAATCAACGGCGTTCCCACGGACGCGGGACAGGTGGCATTGGAAGAGAGCTTCACAGGCGGAACCATCCATACCTGGGCAATTCTGTACCCCCCGGCCTCAATCGTTAATCCCGAGGATACAGTGCCGCAGCTTTTGGAATTCCAAGCGTTCATCGAAGAACTACCGCACGAGGATTTGGATGTCACAAAGCTTGCCGAGCGATCGTTCACCATCCAAATCACCGGGGAAATCACCGTCACGCCTGAAGGGTCAACACCGGCGCGATTCTAGCACATTGCGGGCCTCGCAGTGTATCGGTATCACAACTATGGGCAATCGGTTATGATCGCGACAGCGTGGCCCGCAAGTTATAAGGAGCTCCATGGTCACACCCATCAAGCGCCGGGTTTGCCCGGCGTATCCGCTGAAAGTGGAATACACCGAGCGCGGTAAGCGCGAGTCTCTTACCCTAAACCTCGTGTTCGACTTCAACGCCCTAGCATTAATCCAGGAGCGCACCAATCTAAATCTCCTCGAAGGCGAGATCTGGAAAGGGCTAGGGCCAGAGTGCTTAGGCGTGATCGTTTGGGCGGCGGCGCGCGCTCGGCAGGAAGAGCTTGCCGGGGAGGACGGCCTAGAGATTGTGCGCTCTTACTTGGATGGACAAAACTCCGAAGCGGTAGCTGAGGCCACAATTCGAGCCTTTGCCGAGACGCTACCGGAGAGTCGTAAGGCTGCGTACTTGACCCTACTGGAGCGTGCTAAAACAGCAGGGACGGAAGAGCGGGCGCCGGACCCTTTTGGGCCACAGGTAGAGGCGCCACTCTCACATGGATCCAGCTCTGGGCTCTCGTCCGCCACGATCTCGGTCTCTCCGAGGCTGAATTCGGAGAGTTAACGGTCGCCGCCCTCGAAGCCCTCTTTGAGCGGCGGCAAGAGGAAGAGCGGCGATTGGATAGGCGCATAGGTCGCATCTGCGCCACCATTGTAAATTCCAACCCGTTTCGAGGGGCAGATAGTGAAGCACTATCCGAAATGGATTTCATGCCCGGCGAGCCGGTCCAGGAACAATCGCCCGAGGAGCAGAGGCGCGTGCTCGATAGCCTGATTACCTCACAAGGACGGAAACCCGTAGCGCCGGCTTCCAGCCGGCATGCCGGCAAGGACGGCGGCGGTACTTCAGGAAAAGCGAAAATACAAAATGGCTGAAGGAATTCTCGCACAACTGAAAGTTTTGCTCGGGCTCGATTCATCCAAGCTCAAGACCGGCCTGGACGAATCCGCGATCCTGGCGAAAAAGAGCGCGGGAAAAGTCGAGGGAGAGTTCCGTTCTCTGGCAAGTTCGATTCAACGATTGCTCAGCCCCTTTGGAAACATCGGAGGGCCGATAGCCAGCAGTCTATCTGCCGTCGGACGGTCAGCGGGCGAAGCCACGAGGTCACTGGGCTCACTGGGCGGCACGCTAGCGTTGGTGGGCGGGGCGGGCGTTGTAGCCGCTGGCGGACTCGCCGCGGGTTTGTTCGCGCTTGCGATTAAAGCCGCAGATGTCGGCGCAAAAATCTACGACGCCTCAGAAAAAACGGGCATGGGCGCCCGGGCGATGTCCGGCTTGATGGCAGTCGCCAAGGAAACGGGAGGGGATTTTGACGGATTAACTAGCTCACTGGCGCGCGCTGGAGCGAACTTGGCGGGGCTCCGCGAGCACGGCGCGAAGTCCGCCGATAAGATGAATTTGCTCGGGCGGGCGGCGCAAACTGCGGGCGATAGCGCGCTGAAGCCCATGGGTAACCGAATCCACGATGTAGTGAAAGAGATATTGTCGTGGAATAATAGCGCCGACCGGAATCGCGCACTCACCGAACTGCTGGGCCGGAACTGGATGAATAATATCACCACGCTCGAGGCGTGGGCGAACGCGGCGGACGGCGGTGCGGCGGCAGCTCAGCGACTGGGAATAAATTTCGATGATGAGCACGCTCGCCAGGCGAAGAATTTTCAGGTCGAGCTCAAACTACTCGAAGGCGAGGCGGCCGGATTAGCGCTAACGCTGGGCAACAAGCTACTACCCACACTCACAAGAATGCTTCTGGTTTTGGTTGGCATGGGTCCCACAATCAGCAATATTGCCGATAAAATGGGCCACTGGTACAGTATGATTGGCCCCATGGCGGCCGTGCAATTTTTCCGGGGCTTGACGGGATCGAGTAAGGAAGCTACCCAGGCCATGACCGATTTCTTGACCCAGGTAGACGCACTGACACGCACATTCGCGAAATCCGGCGAGGAAGGAAAACCTGGCCGTGCAAAGCCACACAAAGAAAAATTCGATGCGCTCGCCGCCCTAATCGCGAAAGAAAAGGACCAGCTCGATGAGATGGATATCGAGAATCTGGGCATCCGCAAACTCACCAGGGAATATGATTTGATCATAGAGGAAATTAACAAGGCGGTGAAGGCGCACGGATCGGAAACCGAAGCGCTGCAAGCAAAAACTTTAGCCCTGGAAATTTACCTGCGCAAGCTCGGTGAGTACGCAACAGCACATCGGGATCTGACGCCGCCCGCGGCTCCCACATTAAAGACCAGCATACCAACCACGATGCCGGACTTGGGGACGATCTTTGCCAAACCACTGCCACCCGGCACGCTGACCCAACTCGAACATCTCAACGTTGATACCAGTAAATTTCGCTCGAGCGAGGAAGCGCTCAACAAGGAATACCAGCTTTCCTATTCCTCATTGGAAGAGCTGAAGAAAATCTTCGGGGATCTTGCTCCGGCAGAGATTGCCGCCACCCGTGAAGGCCAGAAGTGGATTAACGCCCTGACGCGCATGGAGGAGCAGGGGAAGTCACTCGATTTTGGCAAAGCTTTCCGGGGCCAGCTTGACGCGATGATCGCGGACGGCGATAAATTCGCGGAGAACCTAGCGCAAATCTTTCGCCAGACGGTGAATGACATCAACAATCAGTTAGCGCGACTGGCCACGGGCGAAAAAATCACCGCGAAAAACTGGAAAGAGATGCGGACCGGCATCGAGCAAAAGCTGATTGGCGCCGGCCTGCAAAAAGCCGAGGGCACGGTTATCAGCACCATTTTTGGCAAGTCGGATATGGGCGGCAAGCCAACCGGCTCACGCAGCCAGCCCTTCTACGTGCGCATACTCGATAAGATGGGATTTACTCCCATCCACCCCGCCACCGAAGGCGGCGGAGGCAACGCTGGCGGCGGGATAGGCGGCCTAGGCGGAATCGCGCAGGTCCTTTCGCGGCTATTGCGGCCAGCGGGCGGCAACGCGAGCGCGCCCATGGTCAACGGCCTGGCGGATCTCAGTGGGGCTCTTAACCCTTCCACAACAGGGTCAATGGACGATACGAGCGTCTTCGCGCAAATCTTCGCGAAGCTGGGAAGTTCGATATCGAGTGGCCTGGGATCGTTAGTAGGCCTTTTTGGAGGATTCCTGGCAGAGGGCGGTGATGTGACGCCCGGTAAAGCTTATGTGGTCGGCGAGCGGCACCCCGAGTTTTTCATCCCGCGCGCTAGTGGCGCGGTTGTGCCGTCGCTGCGCGCCCAGCAAGTGAGGCCGCTGACATACGCGCCAACTTACAATATCAACACGCCCGACCCGGACAGTTTTCGGCGCTCGCAGGCGCAGATCGCCGCCGAGGGATACCGGCACGTGGCCATGCTGCATGCGAGAAACGGCTAAGAGATCGGGTTATCTGACCGTCGGGTCATCGGGTCATTGAAAACCATGTTTTTTGAATGTGAGTTTCCGAGGACGATTGCTTTTCAGGCTGAGGGCGGAGATACGTTTTCTACCGTCGTCAATGAGGGATTCTCGGGTTTCGAGCAACGGAATCGCAATTGGGCACAAACCCGCGCCGAATACAAAATCTCGCTTGAACATAAATCTCTTTCATATTACGAGATGGTACGGGATTTATGGCTGGTAGTGGGAGGCCGCGCCGACGCTTTCCGATTTTTCGATCCCTTAAATTGCCAGGCTGTTAATCAACCGTGTGCGCAAGTCGAAGAGAGTCCCTACACGGGGTGCGTTTTTCAACTTCAGAATTCCTATCAAGTGGGCTCGCGCACTTATACGCGCACGATTTCCAAACCCATTACAAGCGCAGTCGAGCGCTTTGATGGAACGTACTGCCCGGACACGGTGACGGTTTTTGTGAACGGCGTCCAAACAATCTCGGGATGGACTCTGGACGAGACCACCGGGCTCTTGACTTTTAGTGAGGAGCCGGCCGCGATTCCCACCGCAACTTTTCAATTTCACATTCCGGTGCGATTTGACACGGATAAGGGCAAACCGGTAATAGAACCCAGCGACGTTGCTGGGGGGAATGCCCTGGTGACTTGGCCAGGTGTCGATCTCATAGAGGTAAGGATCGTGCCCGGAACTTCGGGCGATTAGAGATGCCGAAGCGCATTTAATTTCCTGGACCGTATAATGAAAACCGCCTCAAGCGCACTGCAAGCTCACATGGCGAGCGACAGCACCACGCTTGCCTATTTATGGCTAGTGGCGCGCCCGGACGGGACGATCATGGGCTTCACCACCCACGACCAGGAAATCACTTACGATGCGGGCGACGGTTACGGCGCGATATCGTATTTACCGGCACCGGGCATGGCTAATACCGCAAAAGAGGGTAAAGGGGATTTTAGCGTTGATAACTTGGAAGTGACGGCCTTCCTCGAATCTGATGCGATCAGGGAGGAGGATATCCGGGCGGGGCTTTACGATAACGCCCAAATTGCTTTGCGCGTTGTGAATTGGGCCGATCTCAGCATGGGCCACTTCACCATCCTGCGTGGATTCACCGGGAATATCAAACAGAAAAATTTACTGTTTACGGGAGAGCTTCGCGGCCTGGGGCAGAAACTAACCACGAACCTTGGTGCGACCTACGGCGAACTCTGTCGCGCCGATCTTTTCAGCACATCGGAGAATTCCGACAGTCAATGGCTATGCAATCTTAATCGCGCCGATTATCAGCAAAACGGGACGCTCGAAACCGTGGTTGATAATCGCACCCTTGTGCCAGAGCCGGGACTTGTGCAAGTCGGTGCAAGCCCGGAAAGTGATGCGCCGGCCGGATGGTTCAATGATGGCATAATCAGTTTCACGAGCGGCGCGCTGGATGGCACGATTGCCGAGATCAAATCCTGGGATGGGACTACCCTGGTTCTCTTCCTGTCACTTCCCGAGCTGCCCGCGCCCGGCGATACATTCACCATCGAGCCGGGCTGCAATAAGGGCGGCGATTGCCAGGCGAAATTTGGTAATATTATCAATCAAAGAGCAGAACCATTTATCCCCGGCATGGACCAACTCTTAGATTATGCCTCTTAAAATTGGCCCACGCGAACGATTCCTGAGAAAGCACCAGGAATTGAATCGGCTACGGTTTCGAGGCGACGAAACGCCCCCGCAGATCGCCGCAGAAGCGTATCTTAAGAGCCTGGAATGCGAGCTCGCAGCAATCACCGAAGAGCTAAACGCTTCGTGGAATTGGCTTGACTCAAAGGATTTTCGCAAATGCTCGCGCCACATGGACCACGCGAAACAGCGGCTACACCGCGCCATCAAGAAATTTATCCGTAAGGCTTAAGCGAAAGCGCAAATGATTACCAGGCAACAGATCGTCAACGAAGCCCGAAAGTGGGTTGGGACACCATTTCAACACCAAGGGCGCACGCGCGGCAAGGCCGTGGATTGCGTGGGCCTGGTGCTCTCAGTGGCTGACAATCTCACACTCTCCGATGTTCAAGGGATGCCGTTCCTGCGCTCCGATTATCTCAATTACGGGCCGCAACCCGTGGGGCGATTCGTTCACACCGAATGCGTGCGCAGACTTAGAACACTTGCCTTGGTGGACGCCCAAGGAAATCTGGTTATGCTGCCGGGCAGCGGTCCGGCGATCCACGCGGGGGGCAGGCGGCAGATATTAAATCCCGGCGACATCCTCACACTTCGCGCGCCAACCGTGCCGTGCCACGTTGCAATCATCACCGATCTGATGGGCGGCCTGGGAATCATTCACGCTTACTCGCCAGTTGCGAAGTGCGTCGAGCACACGCTTAGCACGAAGTGGCTGAAACGCATTGAAGGCGTCTTCGAGTTTCCCGGAGTGGAATAATCTGCGGCAGCTAAAAACAACCAAGGCACTATTCTCGCGCAGATCCGTTGAGTGGCAGACTCCACGAGATCTCTATGCTGCGCTAGACGTTGAGTTTCATTTTAACTTCGATCCTTGTCCGCTCGGAGGGATAGTCGATGGAACGGCGCCACTATTTGTTTCCTGGAACGGTCGCCGCGTGTTTTGCAATCCCCTTATGGTCCGGGAATTGTGAAATTCCTCAGACGGGCGCAAGAGGCGGAGGTTGCGGTTTTTCTCCTACCGGCGCGGACGGACACAAAATGGTTTCATGAAATAGTATTGCCGGACGCCGTTGAAGTTCGGTTTATTAAGGGTCGACTGCGGTTTGGGGAAGGCAAGAATCCCGCTCCATTCCCGAGCATAGTAGTGGTCTTCAGAAAAGAGAGTTAAGTATATAAGTCCCCAAGACTAACATACTTCTCGACTCTCGACTCTCGACTTCTCAATTGTTCTTATGGCTAAAATTGCATTAGCCGCGGGCGCGGCTATAGGTGGATTTTTCCTACTCGGCCCGGAAGGTATAATGATCGGCCTCAGCGTCGGTCTGTCTGTGGGCGAAGCGCTGTTTCCACCCAAGATTCCCGGCCGCATGCCGTTGCAAGACTTGCAAGTCTCATCCTCCGCGGATGGGGCATCCATTGTTTTCGGTTATGGAACAGGCCGGTTTGCCGGGCAGGTGATTTGGTCGCCAGGAATAAAATTCTTCACGGTCGGCTCATCATCGCAGAAGGGCGCGGGCGGTGCGACGGGACTGGAATATGTTTATCAAGCGTCTTTTGCCGCGGCCTTTGGCGAGGGTCCGGGAATTATCGAGCAAATTTGGGCCGACTCGAAGCTAATTTATCAAGGTGGAACAGACTTCGGCGCCTTCGCACCCTACGATCCAAATGCCTATTATCAGCCCGAGCAACTTGTTTCATACCAGTGGCAACCCACGCCGGGAGAAGATTATGTCACCGCAATCTTTCGCAACACCGTAGCCTGCCAGGGAATCGAGCCAGCCGGTAATAGCCTGTATTGGGTACAATCGGGTTATCCTTATTATGATCCCACGGTTGAATATTATCCAGGAAATCAAGTTGCCTATCCGCCCGCGAACGGGCAGCTCTATGCGCCGACCTCCGGCCAGATCTACACCTGTGTAAATATTTGTACGGGACAAACACCTCAACCGGCCAGCGATTGGGAAACGATGACCGAGTATTACCCGGCTCCAACGATTTATCCGGGCGATGAAACACAGATGCCCGACCCTACCATTCAGGGAAACAATGGCGTGAATGCTACGCCGGCATTTCGCGGATTGATTTATTGCGTTTGGGAAAACATGCCATTGGCCACGTTCGGCAACCGCATTCCAAACATCCGCGCCCAAGTCAATTTCACCAAGGTGACGGAAGCGCAAGTGGAAACCGGACCATCCCAAA